GGAGGTAGCATCGTTATAGTTATGACGCGATGGAACGTCAACGATCTAACAGGTAGATTACTTAAAGATGCAGCTCGCGATCCTAAAGCGGATCAGTGGGAACTTATCGAGCTCCCTGCTATTTTACCCAGCGGTAATCCACTATGGCCAGAGTACTGGTCACTAGAAGAAATGGAAAGTGTAAAAGCTTCATTAAGAGGTGGACCAAAGTGGCACGCACAATATATGCAGAACCCTTCATCAGAAGAAGGCGCACTTATAAAGAGGGAGTGGTGGAAAGAATGGCCAAATGAAAGACCACCAGAAGTTGATTACATTATACAAAGTTACGATACTGCGTTTTTAAAATCAGAGCTTGCGGATTACTCAGCTATCACAACATGGGGTGTGTTTTATCCAGAAGGTCGACTAGGCGGTGAAGAAATTTACAACGGCGATGTTCCACATATCATATTATTAGATGTAGTCAAAGGTAAGTACAACTTCCCTGAACTGAAAGGGCAAGCCTTCAAGCAGTACGAACACTGGGAACCTGACGTAGTGATCATAGAAGGCAAAGCCAGTGGTATGCCACTTACACAAGAACTGCGGAACGTAGGTATACCTGTACAAAACTACACGCCATCAAAAGGCAACGACAAAGTAGCAAGGGTCAATGCCTGTGCTCCATTGTTCGAGTCTGGCATGGTTTGGTATCCTGACACTAACTGGGCAAAAGATGTAATAGAAGAATGTGCGGCATTCCCAGCAGGAGATCACGACGACTTAGTAGACTCAACTACACAAGCTTTAATGAGATTTAGACAAGGTGGCTTTGTACAACTACCAAGTGATTACGAAGAAGAAGTTTTATATCGGAAGAAAATAAGTTATTATTGATAACCTATAAAGGAGAACCATGGCGATAGAAGCACAAAGATATCCTAAAAAGGAAAACCCCATAACGTCAGAAGAAGAATTAGTTATAGAATTAGAAGAAGCTAATGACGATGGTGGTGTAGAATTTCAAGTAGGAAGCAATGGTGAAATGTTACCTGTTGATGATACAGAAGCATTAGAAACAGAACACAACTCAAACCTTGCTTTAGTTTTAGACCCAAGTGAACTTGGTGAAATATCAAACGAACTAATCGCAGCATTCGAAGAAGATAAAGAATCCCGTGATGAATGGTTACAAACTTTTTCTAATGGTCTAGATTTACTAGGCATAAAATCAGAAGAACGTGACACACCATTCCCAGGAGCAAGTGGGGTCACTCACCCTTTACTTGCAGAAGCCGCAACTCAATTTCAGGCACAAGCCTATAAAGAATTGCTACCAGCCAATGGACCCGTGAGTACGAAGATGGTAGGACTTGACAACCCTGAGCTAGAAGCACAGTGTAAACGTGTCAAGGAATATATGAACTACCAGATAACAGAAGTCATGGAAGAATATGATCCAGATATGGATAGTCTGTTATTTTATTTACCATTGGCTGGTAGCGCATTCAAAAAAGTATATTTTGATTCATTGCTCGGTAGAGCCACCTCACCTTTTGTAAAAGCAGAAAACTTAGTAGTCAGTTATGACACAACAAACCTAGAAACTAGTCCAAGAACAACACATGTCATCACGATGACAGGCAATGACATCAGAAAAATGCAACTTAACGGTGTTTATCGTGATTTTGACATTGGTTCAGCTGGTGAAATTGAGTATAACGAAGCTAAAGAAAAGCTAGATGAGTTACAAGGGCTCAGCAGACCGACTAGTGACTACAATGAATACACATTATTAGAGGTTCATGTTGATTTAGAGCTCGAAGGGGTCGATGAATACGAATATGGTGTACCTTATATAGTAACTATCCTTGAAGATTCAGGTGAAATACTCGCAATAAGGCGAAATTGGGCTATGGAAGACGAATTATTCCGTAAAAAAGAGTATTTTATACACTATAAGTTCCTCCCAGGACTAGGTTTTTACGGTTTTGGCTTAATTCACATGATTGGTGGGCTAACTAAGTCCGCAACCTCTATTTTAAGACAATTAATCGACGCAGGTACGTTATCAAACCTACCAGCAGGGTTTAAAGCACGTGGTATGCGTGTACAAGGTGAAGATGAACCACTCAGACCTGGAGAATTTAGGGATGTTGATGTTCCAGGAGGCACAATACGTGATGCCTTAATGCCTTTACCGTATAAAGAGCCAAGTAACGTACTTAGTCAATTATTAGGTGTACTTATTGACTCAGGTAGAAGATTTGCAAACATTGCAGATATGCAAGTAGGTGATATAGGTAGTCAACAACTACCAGTGGGCACAACTGTAGCTATGTTAGAGCGTGGCACTAAAGTTATGTCCGCTATACACAAACGTTTACACTTTGCTCAAAAGAAAGAATTTAGGTTACTGGCTGGAGTGTTTTCTCGATCACTACCTTCTGCTTATCCCTATGCAGTTGAGGGCGCACCTTCTGAAATTAAACAATCAGACTTTGATGATCGTGTAGATATTATTCCAGTCAGTGATCCTAACATATTCAGTATGGCACAACGTGTTATGCTAGCTCAACAAGAATTACAGATGGCACAAGCAGCACCAGAAATACATAACCTGCGTGAAGCTTATAAAAGAATGTACGAAGCCTTAGAAGTAAAAAATATAGAACTACTTTTACCTCCTCAAGCAGATGTACCGCCTAGAGATCCTATCAGTGAACATCAAGCAGCAATTATGGGACAACCTATAAAAGCTTTTGAGTTTCAAAACCACGATGCATATATAACTGCTCACGTTGCGTTTTTACAAAACCCTATGATGCAACAAAATCAAGTTGCTCTGCAGGCAATACAAGCCAACATACAAGAACACACAGCCATGGTATATAAACAACAGATCGAACAAACCCTCGGTCAACAATTACCACCGCTTGATCAAATGCAGAATATGCCAGAAGAACAGCAAAAACAAATCATGGATGAATTATCTTTAGCTGCAGCAAATGCTGCTCAAGAAGTAACTGGTCAGCAACAAGCTTTACTAGAGGCTCAACAAAATACTCAAATTGATCCTGTAGTAGAACTCAAGCGTGAAGAAATAGCACAAAGAGCACAGTCTGATGCTTTACGAAGTCAGGTTGATATAGCTAAGATAGAATCTCAAGAGGCAATAGCAGAAATGAAAGTGGCTCAAGATAGAGAAGAAGCTTTACTTAAAGCTGAAAATGACAATAATAAAACGTATGGTCAGATATTAAAAGATGTCAGATCAGCGGATACAAACACAAAAGGTACTTAAATGAATGATACAACTAAATACAAAAAAGTTAGCTTCCCTGCTCCTGACAGAATAGATCTGTCTAAGCCAGTAAAAGGCACAACTGTTTTAACTAAAACTAACAGTGATATTTTTGGTCAAGGTCAAACAACTGTTAAAGGTAAAGGCGCAGCAACTAAAGGTGTAAAATTTAACACCAGCCCTAGTGGAGTAAGATAATGGCAAAACCAGGACTATATGCAAACATAAACGCAAAGCGTAAACGTATAGAAGCAGGCTCTGGAGAAAAAATGCGTAAGAAAGGTGCGAAAGGTGCACCTTCAGAACAGAACTTTAAAGATGCAGCAAAAACAGCTAAAAAATCACACGGTGGTGTTCATGGCGGTCAGAAAAAACTAGATAAAAATAAAGATGGTAAAATATCTGGTGCTGATTTTAAAATGATGAAAAATGGCGGAGAATTTTTAGCAGGCAACTCAAACCGTAGAAGAAGTAGAAACGGTGGCTAAAACTAAAGTTAAAAAATCAAAGCACAAAGGGTGTGGTGCGGTTATGTCTAAACGCAGAAAAACAACTAAATACTCATGAGCGATTCACCAGACGAGTTTGTATACAGGGCTACCTTAGATAGAGTAATAGATGGAGATACTTTTGATTGTATCTTAGATCTAGGGTTTGATGTCAAACTACATAAACAAAGAGTCAGGCTAGCAGGTATAGACACACCAGAGTCTAGAACAAGAAATTTAGCAGAAAAAGCACTAGGTCTTAAGGCAAAAGAAAGATTAATAGAACTTTGTGTTGGAACATTTAAAATTAAATCACTAGGAAAAGGAAAGTACGGAAGAATACTTGGTATTCCGTACACAGCAGATGGTGAAGATATATGTCAAAAACTTATATCAGAAGGGCATGCTGTAGAATACTGGGGCGGAACGAAAAATAAAATATGGGGTTAATACCATGGTCATGAAAAGCAGCAAGATGGGTGCTAAACGCAAAATGTCAAAAGGCGGAATGAAACGCAAAATGTCAAAAGGCGGAGCAAAGCGCAAAACAACAAAAAGAAAAAAGAGATAAGTGTCTCATCTCATCAGTAATATCCCGCATTTTAAATGCTGGGTAAGAAGAGAGTTTACACATAACCACGAAAAGTACCACGGCGAATATCTTCACGCAATCGCTATAGCAGTTAACACGATACCCGATAGATCCTTGAGTTTTCAAGTTGTATTTACAGGAGAAGAAAACAACTGCGAAGACTGGGACGAAGGTAATATACACGGTGGTGCGATGTGGGCAAGGATGCCGATACAAGCTCTAGTTGCTGATGTCCCTAGTGAAGAATACCCAGTTCCAATGGAAGATCATTTAGCTCAACCATGGGATTGTGAATCAAGAGATCATTCAGTTATAGTTATGGACCGAGTTTCTTCATCACCATGGCTTTGCAAAATTGATGGAAAGTTTTATAATGGAAAGTATATGTTTACTGTTGATTATACTGGCAATGATATAGCTGATGACCCAGCTCAACACAAACAGTCTCATGTACTTTATATTACAGAAGATTGTGAGTGGCAGGGTAACTTTGTAGCACTACCTAATAATAGGGTGAGGGCAACTAGTCCAGCACTTTGGGTTACTGGAGAAGGCGCACCAGATTTTCGACCATCTCAATGGACACACTCAGCAGAAGGACATGAAAGTTATACTGATCCTTCAGTAACATTTAACAATTTATACGACGAGTAGATTATGGCAGAATACCAAGGTAAAAAAGTAACACTTAACAAACCAAGAGGTTTACGTCAAGGTGAGCCAGGATATGGTAAAAAACGTAAAGTGGTTTTTGTTGGTCAATGTAGTAGTGGCGGTAACAAAGTTAAACGTATTACTTTCGGCGATGCTAATTTAGGTATGCATAAAAACAGTAAAGCAAGGAAAAAATCTTATTGCGCACGTAGTGGTGGAATTAAAAGTGATAGATGTAGTGCTAACTATTGGGCAAGAAGGGATTGGGACTGTTAGATGGACGGACTATACATAGTTGAAAAAACTTTACGAGAACTGCGTCAAAGACAAGATGAACTTACAGAAGTATTAAAAACAGGAGGAGTCCAAAACTGGGAGGGGTATCAAAGAATTCTTGGTGAGCTATCAGGTCTTAGCTCAGCTGAGAGAATTATAATAGACCTGCAAAATATAAAGGAGCAAAACGATGGCATCTGAAACAACAGAGTCAACACGCACTCCCATACCTGATCATATCGAAAAGGTACGAGAGATAAAAAAGGAAGAAGAACCCACTCAGGAATTTACTCCTGAGTCGATACAAGAAGACGAATCAGTAGCAGAAAAGCTACCTGTTCCAACAGGATACAGGATGCTGATCTTACCTTTCACACAAAAAGCAGTTACAAAAGGTGGAATACATCTTGCTGAGTCTTATGTGGAAAAAGAAAGATTAGGTACTAATGTAGGTTTCGTAGTATCATTGGGACCAGATGCTTACAAAGATAAGAACAAGTTTCCGAATGGCGCTTGGTGCCAGGAAAGAGACTGGGTTATTTTTGGAAGGTACGCAGGAGCCAGAATCAAAATTGATGGTGGTGACTTGCGTTTATTAAACGATGATGAAATACTCGCTGTGGTTAATAACCCAGAGGATGTGGAGTAATCACGCAAAAGGAGAAGACCCATGGCAGAATCCATGCAACAAGTAGAAGAAGCTGTTGATCAAACAGTAGAAGTAGAAGTAGAGGAAGCAACAACTGAAGAAGCAACATTGCTTGAACAAGTTGAAGTACAGCCTACAGAAACTCAACAAGAACCTGAGAAGGATGTATCTGACGAACAAGAAATAGCAGAATATAGTGAATCAGTAAAGAAAAGAATTAATAAACTAACCTATAAAATAAGAGAAGCAGAAAGAAGGGAACAAGCAGCAATAGAGTACGCTAAAGGTGTTCAAGAAAAACTTAACACATCCCAAGCAAACCTTTCACAAAAAGATCAAAATCTTTATGATGAATATTCAGCTAGGGTAGATACTCAGCTACAATCAGCAGAAGACCGTTACAAACAAGCACACGACATAGGCGACACGGACGCTATGTTATCTGCTCAGAAAGATGTAGCAAAACTTGCTGTAGAACAAGAAAGTCTAACGAGAGTAAAACCAGAACCCAAAGTTCAGGAAACTCCTGTAGAAGTTCCTCAAATTCAACAACAACAACCAGTAGAACAAGTTGCAGAACCAGATCCTAAAGCTCAAGATTGGGCAACTAAAAATAGTTGGTTTGGTGAAGACTTAGCAATGACTACAAGTGCTTTTGCTTTTCATAGGCAATTAGTTGAAAAAGAAGGATACGATCCAGCCTCTGATGAATATTATTCAGAAGTGGACAATAGAATGGCGAAAGCTTTTCCACATAAATTTAATAATGGTGGAGAAGTTTCTCAATTAAATAATAACATGCAAGAACCTGTAGCAAACTCAAGTAGAGGTACGAGAGGAAAAGCAGGGAAAGCACGCACTGTCAAGTTGTCACCAAGTCAAGTAGCAATAGCTAAAAGACTAGGTGTGCCTCTTGAAGAATACGCTAAACACGTAAAATAGGAGATAAAAATGGCTGATAAACAAGAAGAAATCACCACAACGGATCGAGCTCCTCGATCTGCAGATACACGAGATAGTGAAACTCGTCTTAAACCATGGCAACCCCCGTCTTTATTAGACGCACCAACGCCACCTGATGGTTATATCTATAGATGGCTTAGAGAATCTATGGTAGGAGTAGAAGATAAAGCGAATATGTCAAAACGTATTCGTGAAGGATGGGAACCAGTGAGAGCTGAGGAACACCCTGAATTTGAAGCACCAACTGTAGAGGATGGAAGACATATAGGTGTAATCGGAGTAGGTGGGTTAATACTCGCAAAGATGCCTATCGAAACCGTCAATCAACGACGTGCATACTACAAACAAATGGCTGCAGACCAAATGCAGGCAGTCGATTCGAATCTTATGCGTGAGAGTGATAGCAGAATGCCTATTAGTCAACCTAATAGAAATTCTCAAATCACATTTGGTAAAGGAAATGATTCGTAAGAATTATGAATTTAAATTTTAATATAATAAAAAAGGTGAAAATAAATGGCAAATGTAAATAGCCCAAATGGTTTCACACCTGCTTATCATATGTCTGGTGGTACTATAAGACCTTCTGAGTTCGCAATCGCAAGTGGAACTAACGCATCTATCTTTAGTGGTGATGTTGTTAATCTATCAAGTGGTTTAGTAATTCAAGGGACTGCAACTGGTGCCCCTCTAGGTGTATTCGCAGGAGTGGAATATCAAGCTACCGACGGTTCGGTTGTCTTCTCGAAAGTGTGGACAGCAGACGTTGCAACTTTAGGTGCTGCAAATGCGAAAGCGTATGTTTATTCTGATCCAGATATTGTTTATGAAGCTCAGTCAACTGGGACTCCTACACAAGCATCTATTGGAACAACTAATACGATTTCAACAACTGCAGGTGATTCTAACACAGGTCGATCAAAAGAAGGTGTAACAACTACAACTTCTAGTGGTATTGCGACAGTAGTGGGGTTTGTAGACAGACCCGATAACTCTATTGGTCAATACGCTAGAGTGTATGTGATATTCCCTGCTTCTGTATTCGGCAATAACTAAAAGGTGAATAATAATGGCAATTAATAGAGCGCAATTAGTAAAAGAACTCGAGCCAGGACTGAATGCACTTTTTGGTCTCGAGTATAACCGTTACGAGAATGAACATGCTGAGATTTTTGACACGGAAGCTTCAGACAGAGCGTTTGAAGAAGAAGTGATGTTATCAGGCTTTGCACAAGCTCCTGTAAAAGGGGAAGGCGCAGCAGTCACATATGATGCAGCTCAAGAAACTTTCACATCTCGTTACACTCATGAAACAGTAGCCCTAGCCTTTGCATTGACTGAAGAAGCTATCGAAGATAATCTCTACGATACTCTTTCTTCAAGATATACAAGAGCTTTAGCTAGATCAATGGCAAACACGAAGCAAGTAAAAGCTGCAAACGTGCTTAATAATGGTTTCTCAACTTCCTTCCCAGGAGGAGACGGAAAACCTCTCATGACAACTGACCACCCAACTTTAACAGCTGGCGATCAGTCTAATGAACCAAGCACTGCTGCTGACTTAAACGAAACTTCGTTAGAGAATGCATTAATTGATATCTCCGCATTTAAAGATGAAAGAGGTATCAAAGTAAATGTACAAGCTAGAAAGCTAATCGTTCCACCACAATTACAATTTGTGGCTGATAGAATATTAAATTCTCCAGGAAGAGTGGCTACATCGGATAATGACATCAACGCTATGAAGAACATGGGAATGTTCCCAGAGGGTTATGTTGTTAACCATTATCTAACTGATACAGATGCATTCTTTATCAAGACTGATGCCCCTAATGGTCTAAAGCACTTTGAAAGAGCTACAATGACAACTGGTATGGAAGGCGACTTCGAAACTGGTAACGTTAGGTATAAAGCCAGAGAAAGATATTCTTTCGGCTTTAGTGATTGGCGTGGAATCTACGGATCTCCAGGTGCTTAATCGGGAAGCTTAGCTTAGGAAAGGGATCTTCGGATCCCTTTCTTTTTTATAAGTATTACTATAGAATAAATTCGTCTAGGATAAATAATTGTTCTATATACTGACCTAGCAGACTAGCCGAGAATATAGAACTTATTTCCAAAGGAGGAAATTATGGCAAATTCGACGT